ATCATCTCATGCAGAAGGATACTTTACAACAGCTTCAGGAAACTATTCACATGCAGAAGGACAAAATACTAAAGCAATAGGTCAATCTTCTCACGCTGAAGGAAATAGTACACAAGCAGTAGGAGCATATTCACATACTGAAGGATTAGGTACAGTAGCATCAGGTTCATACCAACACGTACAAGGACAGTATAACATATCATCATCTGCACAAAGTGCGTTTATAATAGGAAATGGAACAGCAGATGGATCAAGAAGTAATTTAGTTTTTGCATCAGGTTCTCAATTTGAAATAACAGGATCTTTAAGAGTATCAGGAGCAGTTAATACAATAGGAGACTTAACAGTACGAGGAAATATAACAGCCCAACAATATATTGTTTCTACCTCAGTGTATTATGTAACTGAATCATTTAGTTCAGGTTCACATATATTTGGAAATAGCTTAGATGATACACATCAATTTACAGGCTCAGTACTAATAACAGGATCATTAAATGCAACAAACGGAATAACAGGATCTTTACTTGGTACTTCATCATTTGCAACAAGTGCTTCTTGGGCACCAAATGCTAGTCCAATCGCTGTAACAGGAACTACATTATACTCAACAACACCTGCAGCATCTAGTCCTAACACTACAGGTTCAATATTTTTAGGTGATCAAGCTGGTAATGGTGCAACTGGTGCGAGTAATTCAAACTTCTTAGGGAGTCTTGCTGGAAGCAATACACTTAATACTGCTGGTTCAAATTTCTTAGGTTCTGAAGCTGGTAGATATGCAACCATTGCTGAATATTCAAACTTTTTAGGTATTCAATCTGGTTATGGAGCAACTAGTGCAAGTTATTCAAATTTCTTTGGCCTTAATGCTGGTCAAAATGCAACCAACGCTTCTTATTCAAACTTTTTTGGTGGTGGTGCTGGTTACGGTGCAGCTAGTGCTTCATATTCAACATTAATAGGATATCGGGTAGGATTGGAGCCAACTCTAACTGCATCTAATAGCATAGGTACAAACAATATAATAATTGGTACAAATATAACATTACCAGCACAACAGAGAGATTCTATTAACCTAGGAGGTATTATATTTGCTACTGGTTCATATTTTGATGCAGGATTCGGAATCGGTACACCATTCTCAGGCTCAATGCCAAATGCTAGAGTAGGTATAGGAACTTCAACACCACAATATACATTAGATGTATCAGGATCAGGAAGATTTACGAATAATCTACAAATAACAGGTTCAGTAGACATAAGTGGATCTATAACAACTAAAGATGGAGTAAATATAGGAGGCCTTACTACAATAGGTAATGACGGATTTAACTTATATAATAGTAATGGAAATATCAATTTTTATAGAAATCAATGTTCTTTAAATTTTACACTAGGTAATGATGATGTTGGAGGCGCTATACAAATTACATCTGATAACACAGTAGGATTACAGATAAATTCAAATGGTTATTTATACTTATCAGCAAGCGTTATTGAAATTAATGATATTCTAAGATTAACACCAAGATCAACAACACCAACCCCTGTAGAAGGAATGATAATAGCATCAGGATCAGCCGGAACTAGTATACTGTACTATTACAACGGAACAAGTTGGAATGCACTATTCTAATAAAACAAAATAAAAAATGTGGTTATATCAAAATAAAGAAATAAAAGAACTTACAGATATGCCCGAAGACAGTTTCGGGTTTATCTATGAAGTAACACATCTACCAACCGGGAGAAAATACTTAGGAAAGAAACAACTTATTTCTGTTACAACTAAAGCTTTAGGAAAGAAAGAATTAGCTTTAATAACAGATAAAAGAGCGAGTAAAAAGAAAAAAGTCACAAAAGAATCTGATTGGAAAACATATTATGGATCACATCCAGAAATAAAACAATTAATAAAAGAACAAAAGCAGTCGGAATTTACAAGAGAAATTCTTATCTTTACTCTTAATAAGAAGCTTCATACATATTATGAGAATAAATTCCTATTTATAAAAGGAGTAATAGAGCCAGATTCCAACTATATAAATGATAATATAGAAGGAAGATATTTTAGAAAAGATTTTTTATGATAAAATTACAAGAGATAGTTGGGTTACCAACCCTACAATATCATTTAGATAACAAACTCACGTTATCTGAATGTATCTACCGTTATTCCTCTGACTCGTTTATACAATTATTTGCTGAAGCAAGACAGGCTCTTAGAGACGGTAAAATAGTACTTAATCAACAGGATATGCTTCTTTTAGAAACAACAGATATTGGAGAATATGGAATGTATGAAGGACAGAAAGTTGCCTTGGATCTTCCAATGGTTGATGAAGGATATTATGATTCAACAGAAGACGAAATTGCTAATAGAGAATTCGGAATGGATTATGACCAATTAGGTCCAAATGAAAAGGAATGGGTAAGAGATGAAATAGAGAATCTTAATGAAGCAGAATATAGAGGTAAAGATGTTCCTTTAAATAAACCAAAAAGAGGCGGTTCTAAGAAATTTGTAGTATACGTTAAAGATCCAAAGTCAAAAAATGTAAGGAAAGTATCCTTTGGAGGTACAACAGGATTGAATGTTAAGATAGATGAACCAGGAGCTAGATCTTCTTTTGCAGCTAGACATCAATGTGCTACAAAAAAGGATAAAACAAAACCAGGATACTGGGCATGTAATATCGGAAGATATTGGAAATCATTAGGAGGAAGTAGAAATTTTAGTGGATACTGGTAATATTTATATAAAAAATAATAATGGAAAATTTCACAAAACTGGTATCATGCCTGTTTCATTCAAGAACACAAGTACATGTATTTCATCTACAAACTAAATCGTTTGCAGAACACAAAGCACTAAATGATTACTATGACGGTATTATTGGTATAGTAGACGGATTGATTGAATCATATCAAGGTAAGTATGGAATTGTAATGAATTATAGTAACTTACCTATAAAAAATTATACGGACAATGCTCAAGTGGTTTCATACTTTATGCAACTAGGAGAAGTAGTTGATATACTAAGACAAGATGTAGAAGATTCCTACTTACAGAATCAAATCGATAATGTAACAGAATTAATAGAGTCAACTAAGTATAAATTAAGATTCCTAGCATAACATATTCTCTGACATGAGTCAAGAAAGTAAACCCTACCAAGAAGTAAAGACATTTGACCATATCTATAGAAAGTTTACACAGGATATAGAAGAACAGGAATTAGTGTGGCATAGGGATAGAAATGACAGAGAAGTAAGAATAATAGGCGAAACAGATTGGATGTTTCAACTAGAAGACGAAATACCTCAGCAATTAGAAAACACAATATTTATACCTAAAGACACCTATCATAGGTTAATAAAAGGAACAGGAGAGTTAAACATACATATAATAGAATTCTAGTGGAAACAGAGGTTGTGGGTTATTGTTGGATACTAATGGTGTTAGTATTTGGAACAATTCTGTTTATAGTAGAACTAAAAAGAAAACAATGAAGAAATCACAATTACGAGAGTTAATACTAAAAGAAATAACTGGTCACTCTAACTACACACCAGATGGAACTACAAAAGGAGGTACTACAGATGACTTCAGAAACATCTTAACAGCAATTGCAAAACAACATCCTGAAGAAGAAGAGAAGTACCAAGGAGATCCACAAAGAGGAAACGATATATTAGATAGAGGAAATCCAGACATACCACTTAACGAAGAGAACGATTTACAGAAATACACAGTATTCTTCTACACTAACGATGATGACCATGACTGGGATGTAATGGCTACATCGGAAGAAGATGCAATTGAAAAAGTACAATCAGGAAAAGCAACAGGACCTTACGGACAAACACTCCCAAGACTCGCAAGAAAATTCTCAGCTAAAAAAGTAGGGTGATAAAGCTTATATCAATATTAAAAGAGATTGTAGATCCAACCCAAGAATACCAAGACCTAGTTGAAAAGATAAAGCAACAAGGAGGTAAATTTTTAGGATCAGGTGATTATGGAGCAGCTTTTTTAGTAGGGGATAAAGTACTAAAAGTAACCACTGATTCTGAAGAACTAGAAGATGCACAGATCTTAAAAGGGAGAAAGACCAAATACTTTGTATACATATATGATGTAGAGGTTATAAATCCAAAGCTAGGAATCATTGCAATGGAAAACCTAGAACCATATACAGCAGATCCTAGTGCTATTATAGTTGACGATATCTACGATGAAGCAGATAGTCTAGGCATTTCACCGGACTTAGAAGGACCAGGAGGTAGGGTTAAGATGGATAATATAATGCAAGATAGAAACGGTAATATAAAAGTAATAGACGTATAATGGCTAGAGGAAATCATACATCACCGCAAAGAACCAAGAGAACTAAGAGCAGAAAATCGGTATTAAAAACATTTAATCTGATAAAGCAAAATGAATTAGTACTTAAAAAATTAAAATAATAAAAGAAAGGCTTGTTTATTCAAGTCTTTTTTCATATCTTAAGATGTCAAGCAGTTATGTACAAATATGAGTAGCAATATACTATTAGGTTTTATAGAGAATGTCTTAGGTAAATCTCACAAGAGAGCAAGGGAGAACTATGCGTTTACTTGTCCTAAATGTAATCACCATAAACCAAAGCTGGAAGTAAACATGCATACCAATGAAAAAGGAGAGAATCCTTTCGAATGCTGGGTATGTGGGTTTAAAGGGCGTACAATTAAGTCTTTACTTAAACAACTACAAGTACCTGCCGAACAAGCATACGAAATCCTTAAATACGTAAGAAAAGGAGATGAAATAGGGTATGCTCCTACAACTTCTGTAGAACTTCCTAAAGAGTTCCAAACACTTTATACAGCATCAACCACATCTATTATAGCAAATAAAGTAAGGAAATACCTTTATAAAAGAGGTTTTACCGACAGAGACTTCCTAAAATACAACATAGGCTACTGTACCTCAGGGGAATACACAGGAAGAGTGATTGTTCCGTCATATAACGAGAATAACCAATTAAACTTCTTCGTAGCAAGGACATTTGAGGATGCATACCACAAATACAGAAATCCAGAGAGTTCTAAGGATATTATAGGGTTTGAGAATTTAATCAATTGGTCACAGCCCATAATCCTGGTGGAAGGGGTATTTGATGCAATAGCAGTAAAAAGAAACGCAGTACCAATACTAGGAAAGTCTTTATCAAAAGCCCTGATAAAGAAAATAGTATCAAGTACTGTTGAAGATATATACGTAGCCCTAGACAGGGATGCATTTAAAAAAGCACTTTCATATACAGAACAGTTTCTGAATATGGGAAAGAAAGTATATCTAGTAGATATGCAAGATAAGGATCCAAGCGAGATGGGCTTTGCAAGCTTCACTCGTTATGTACAACAGGCAGAGGAAATGGACTTCGGAAAGTTACTCCGCTACAAACTATCATAATATGATACAAAAAGGACAGAATGTTTTGTCAGAACACGCTAAGAAGAGGTTAGATTTTAAACCTGAACTTAAACAGATTAACTTCCTTGATAGGAGGGTTTATCAACGATCAGAAGGAGTATTTTATCCTTCAGTTACTTCAATCTTACAATACATGCCAAAGAATAAGTTCTTTGAATCTTGGTTAAAAGATGTAGGACACAATTCAGACATTATAATGAGAAGAGCCGGAGATGAAGGTACTCAAACTCATAATGCAATTGAAGAGTTATTAGAAGGTAAAGAAATCCAGTGGATGGATGATTACGGTAATGCCCGGTACAATGAATTGGTATGGGGAATGATTATTAAATTTAAAGAGTTTTGGGAGGCAGCAAAACCTGAACTAATCTTTACAGAAGAATTTACCTACTCAGATGAACATAAGTATGCAGGAACAACCGATATAGTTGTAAAGATAGACGGAGAGATTTGGCTTATTGATTTTAAAACATCAAATCATTTACATAAATCTTATGACTTGCAATTAGCAGCTTATGCTAAGTCAATTGAAGAAACAAAAGGTATTAAAATTGATAGAACAGCTATTCTTTGGTTGAAAGCATCAACTCGAGGAGCTGATAAAGCTGGGAAGAAGTTACAGGGTAAAGGATGGGAGTTAAAAGTAATAGATGATATAGAAAAGAACTTTGAATTATTCAAATTGATCTATAGATTATATGAAATAGAGCATCCAACAACAGAGCCTAAGTTCTCTTCATATCCAACCACTATCAAACTTTAGTACTATTTATTTAATATAATAGTTGCATAATAGAAGTATTATGCGTATCTTTAGGTAAATAAGAGTATAATGGGAGGAAACGTATTTGATAGTACAGCACCGATAAAAAAAGAACATATTAAACCGACTCTATTGGAGTTTTTTAAGCAGTTCAAACAAATATTTCCAAAAGCAGAACCATTCTTTAGAGAAATGAAAACTCTAGGATCTGTAGGGAAAAAAGATGTATCTGGAGATATTGATCTTGCTATGGCAGGATCTTCTTTTGATGATGTTGATGATTGGGGATTGGATAGAGATCATATCATGAAACTGTTTGAAGCATTTAAAAAAAGAGCTAGAACTTCAACAGATGATCAGTTAATGAAAAGAGCAGTAGTAGTTGCTATTGCTGAAAAGATTAACAATGCAAATACAGAGATAATGGCTGATATGAAAGGATCAGGAGCAGGTACTCTATTCCTTTTATTTCCTCAATATACAGAAGCAGGTGATACAGTAGGAGATAATGTACA